GAGGACCTGTTGATGCACCTTTACTTGTAGTGACTTTAGGTCTGAAATTTTTACCAGGTTTATTTCTTGTTCGTCCTCTATTATTAGGATTATTTCTATTAGGATTAGTTTTACCACCAGTAATGATATTCAACATATTGAGAATATCGGTGATAATCTTCCAAGGTGCCATCAGGTATCGCAACCCGATTACACCTGTCATTAACTTACCAAGACCCTCTATTCTTCCGAGTAGAGACTCATCTTTACCAAATAATTGATTAAAACCATCAATTAAATTATCTTTTACAATCCACTCACCGAAACCATATATCTTCTTAAAGACAAAATCTGCCTTACAGAAGAAAAGTTCCATCTTTTTGATGTTTTCTTCATCTTTAGCCCACTCAAGCAACTCATTCATGAATGCAAGAGCACCAATTTTGACAAATATGTCAATAAATGGTTGTAATAAAGGTTGAATCCATCCGAAAGTTTTACCAAATGCAGATGAAATACCTGCACCTACCTGACTTTTTCGTAATTTTGTCTTTCTCTTAGACTTAAAATAATCTGATAGATTTTTCTTGCCAGCTACACGTTCTTGGAGGTTCTCTGCCTCCGCGTCCATCGCTCGTCGTCTAGCTCTTCTCTCCGCTATTTCTAATTTATCTGCTTCTCGTACTCTCAGAGTAGTGATTTTTTCAATATCAACTACTTGAGAACCTACACCATTTATGGCAATTCCTAGTCTGTTATTAGCGAGTAAAGATTGTCTGGCAGCAGCAACTTCTGGAGTAGATGATGCACCTGCTCCAGGATTAACAAACTTGTATATCTGTAATTTAGCCACCTTTTGCTTGCTGCTCCTTCATTCGTTTTTCTTCAGCTTGTAGGAAATTCACTAATAGATTGACATATACTTCCTTTTCCCAAGGCATGAGATTGTCAATATATTGCATATCCCACTTATGATGATGAATTAAAGCGAAATTACTCTCGAAGTAACCTTTTAGGTCTTGATGAAGGAGTGCTATGCGAAAAAACTCGCTAAACCCTCCAATACAACTTCGCTCTCTACATTCGTGTTTGGATTAGTCACTTTAATCTTATGACTCAACTTAGGCATGGTTTCAAAGAAAGTTTGAATCATGGTGAACTGTTTAGTGTCCATCTGATCAAAGAAATCTAAAATCTCCTTTTTAGGAGTGTCAGCACAATCATATACTTGTTCAGTATCAGAAATTGTTTCTAGACAACTAGATGCCATGTCAAAGATCTGATCCATACCAACTTGCTCGTCACCAGTAAAGTTCATAGTGATGAATGTTTCAAGTTTTGGATAACCCATAGTAATGGTGATATCATCAGAGATTTTCAAATCCTTTTTGTGTCCTCTAGTTTTAGTAACTTTGATTTCATCCAAAGGAATGACTGCCTCTACAACAGTTTCATTATCATCAGGACAAGTGACCTGTAATTTGATAGTTTCACCAACAGACTTAGTTCTAATCTGTAAGAAAAGATATTCAATATCAAATGTTGCCAACTCGGAAACATCTTGAATATCGGTGCAATCAGAGATGATTTGAGAAACTGCGGTAATCAATTCACTTGACTCACCAGACTCAGTTGCCATTAAAAGAAGTTTTTCTTCTCTAACCAAGAAAGGTCTGAAGTTTACAGTTCTTCCATCGGAAGGTAACTTCAGTTTATACTTAGGTACATTCAGTTTTGGTAATGCCATGAAATTTATATTTCAATTCAGTAATTTTATTTAGGTGAAAACCTTAGGGGTCAAATTTTTGGCGGGATTTTTTTTGCGGTTTTCTGGGAATCAAAGGTCGATTTTCGTTTTACAAGAACTTATTGACTAATTCTGGTAAGAAATTACCAGAACCATCAGAGTTAGGTCTGTGTCTAAACCTACCATCATCAGTGAAGGGATCCTCTACTAAGACTCTATATCTTTCGTATAGGAAACCAACTGTCAAAGTCATTGCTCTAGATGTATCATTGTTCAGTTGAACTGAACCAATATTGTATGGAAAACAATTACGAATTTCATACATCGCTGTCACCTTATACTTTCTTGCCAATAAGAAAGGATCACCTGCTCTTCTTAAAGCACCAATCAATTTTGGATCAGTGTAAACATAATCTCCACCACCTCTTTCAAATTTATATACTCTCAGTGTAGGGCAGACATAGTTATCATAAAATTCTGTATATTGATTCGAGTCTGGTGCCATTCTAGACACCCATCTCTCAAAGAAAGCACGAGTCTGTTGAGATCTAGGAATAATAAATGACATGTTCATTTGACTGTATGCTGAAGCTGTTGCATATTTGACAGCAGTACCAACATTGACAGTAGATCCAGTGGTAACTTGTTTACTAGGTAAATTAACCGACTGACAATACATGTTCAGTAAATCTCTCATCTTCCCTTGACCAGGATCTAATCTCCTCGTCCTACTACCTAATGTATCACTTGCATTATTCATCAACACTCTAGGTGCTGCAAAGTGAACCGAGAATAGGTTACCAAAACTAGGGTGCTCATTAAACTCCTTAGTAAACGCAAGAAACTCTTGGTAGGAGGGATACTGTGCTTCTTGAAATACTTGTTCTTTTGACATTAGATTTTAAGTTCTTTTTCTGTGATTAGTTTGAACTCCCAGTTATGATCTTTACAAAACTCGGTAGCTGCTTTCCACTTTGCTTGATTGACACTCCATGTGACAACCTCATTAATATAGCGTTTTGTAATCCTCTTTTGTGTCTTTGGTTCCTTTGTTTGTTTCAAAGGTTTAACCTCGACTAAATACTTCCTGTTCTGGATTTTAACATAAAAATCTGGAAAGTATCTATGTCTTTTGCCATCAACAGGTGATATGTAAGGGATAATGATCTCTTCACTGCCCCATTCTTCAATAGAAGGGGTAACATCACACCATTTCATGAATTTATATTCCCAAGATGATCTATAGATCACATTACTTGGGTCACCTTTGTACTTCCTAGGGAAGGAAGGTCTATATTTACCTTGATATCGCATAAATACATAAAGATCCCATAATATTTAGGTGTTTTGTGGCAAAGTTTATCGACAACAACGATTATAATATAACAATGAGGTATCCTCTCAAGGCTCCTGTGCCTGGTGGGGAGTCTTTTTTGGGTGACGATGCCACAGGTGAAACTGGAAGAACAGACTATTTAAAGATCCGTCGTCAGAGAACTACCTATAGAAATGGTAATTACTATGGAGGTAATACAGACTTTCTTCCAGACTCTACACCAAACAAAAGTTCTCATAGATCTTCTGTTTACATATCAATACCTGCTGGTATGAACGCACAGTATCAACCAGTGTATCGACAAGTAAATCTAGGTATTGGTGGTGCAGCAGCGATTGGTGCTTTTGGTGCTGATAATTATCAATCATTAGCTACTGCTCTTCAACAGGCTGCTTCTGCTATTCAACCAGAGTTTATTGCAAGTGCTCTTTCTCAAGGTGCTAACGCTGTATCTGGATTCTTTGGTGTTCAAGGTCAATTAGATGCTAATGTTTTAAATGGTTTATCAACTGGAAAGGTTTTTAATCCATACACTGAGCAACTTTTTAATCAAATGAACTTTAGGAATCATAGTTTCCAGATTAAAATGCTTGCAAGAAACTATAAAGAAGCAAAAGAGATTAATGATATCATTAAATATATAAAACTTGGTGCTCACCCAAAAGTTACCAGTGGTGATGCTAAAGCATTAATTAAAGCTGTTAACCCTGTGGAAGGAGCACCAGGAACACTAACTAAGGATGCTAAAAAGAGTGAAGCACAAAAAGGAGCAAAGTCAGGTCTTGAAACCATTTTAAATAGTGATAAGGTTAATAGTGCTGGTAGATTCTTTGAAATTCCTGATCATTATGATCTGGAATATGTTCGTATAGATCCTGACAGCGTTGAAAGTTCCTCTGCTGCCCAAGAATCACAAAAATTACATTATAAAATGACATCTTGTGTTTGTTCTGGTATATCAATCAATTATACACCCGATAACCAGTATACATCATTTAAAAATGTAGTTGGTGGCATGATACAGGTTCCTGCAATTATCTTAAACCTACAATTTACAGAAGTGAAACTTCTAAACCAATTCGATATCAAAAACGGATTCTAACATGGCTTATTTCGATTTTTTACCAAACGTATATGTTGGCGAAGGTGTCAAGCAAGACGAGGCATATAAGTATCGTTTGGTTAAAAATATTTTTAGAAGAATTGTACCGAGAGAGGACTTAGAAAAGTATGTTACTTTCTTTGAAAGAATTCCAGTTGATCAAGGTCTGAAACCATCTGATGTAGCAAACATATTATTTGATGATCCTTTTTTAGACTGGGTTATATTACTTACCAATAATATCACTGACATATATGAGCAATGGCCAAAGACTGAAGACGAATTGTTGAGATATATCAATACCCGATATAGTAATCCTGATGATGTTCATCACTATGAAACTAGGGAAGCATTATATAACGGTGTGGTATTTGTAAAAGAGGGAATTACTGTCAACTCTACTTGGAGAACAGTTTTACCTGATGGAACTACTTTAGGTGAGAATGACTCTATCTACGCTGTATCAAACTATGAGCATGAGACTTATCTAAATGAATTAAAACGTTTTATATTAGTTCCTACTCCTAGAATCATTGATAAGTTTGTTGATGAATTTGAAGAACTCGTCGCATATGATTCACATGCTGAACTAGATGAAGCAGGTAATAAGAAAACACCTCTTAGCATATCATCTAGATTTACTAATCAGGCAGGTTCTGCTATTGGTTCCACTGGTAATCTTAGAACTGCTCCTACGGGTGCAGTCACATCATATGACTTTGGACCTACTGCTGCAGGTGTATCCTCTGGAACAGTAAGTACGACAACATCTACTACATCTACTACATCTACTACAAATGCCACAACAAGCACGACCAGTTCGAGTACCAGCAGTAGTTCTTCTTCTAGCTCCTCCTCTAGTTCTAGTAGTTCTAGTTCAAGTTCTAGCGGCTCTTCTGGATCTGGATCTTCTGGATCTGGATATGGTGGGGGTTACTAATAATATATTGCCTTAAATATAAACTCCTTAGACAACACAGGATTACCTAGTAGTTCTAGTTGTAACTCGTCAGCGTCTACGAATAGGTCGTCTTCCGCTTCCTTTCTACAATGCTGCCAGTAATATGTGCCATCTTCTCTTCGATATATGTAAGAAGTGTTGTGTGAATCGAGGGTGAACATTGCGATGCACCTTTGTTTGT